CGCCGGGACAAAACGCCCGACGTATAGGGGTAGGGGGTGCCACAGTACCTTATCTTTGCATACCATGTGTGATAGGTAGGACAAGGTGAGACCTTTATGCAAAATTTGTGATCCTCAAAATTTGCGAAGAATTCTTGGGGAAGACAACAAGACGGGGCCGGGTATGAGGATACCAATAAAAAACTTTCAAGTATTCATTTTATTACCTTGATTGGCTCCACATCTTGTTGAATGCCTGGTTCCACATGCTGGGCAGATCCTCTTTTTTTAGACCATACTCGGCGCCCTTGCCTGCCCAATCCATGCGCCTCGGCTGTTGTCCCGGTGGGTCGTTGAACCGCTGTAGCATATGGATCTTGCGGTATTCGGGATGATCGGGGTTGCCCTTCGATAGGTTGCCAACCTGCCACAATCCCCAGGGCAACAGCCCATTCTTGACGGGCACACCTCCGGCGATGAACACAGTGCCCCGGCCCTTCATGCGCGCCCCCTTGACGAGCCGAGCGAACTTCTGGCGCTTACTGCCACCAGGCGTACGGTTGATATGCAGGATCCTGCCTGCCCTCAGACGCGCCCCACGGCGCATAGAACGCTGCCTATTACCACCCCTAGCCCGGAGGGTGGCCACGTGCCGATCGGCCTTGGTGCCCCTCTGTTGCTCCGTCCAGCCACTCGAGCGGTCGAGGGCCTGGCTATACACACTCGCGGACAACATCGACGGGCGCGCACGAGACGCGCGAAATGATTTGCGCATGAACGCCTGGTTTCTCACGGTCATCACCGTGGGCATGTACGTGATGTAATGCCTCCTCATCCGGAACACGAGCGAATTCAGAAACTCACTCATGGCATATTTTGCCATACGGGCACCGCCGCGCTTGAGCTGACGACCGAGCCGTTTCATCTCGACGACATCGGCGGTAAAATATCTCCCTGCCATTTGGGCACCTCCTATCACACCATAACACACGATCCCCATCACCCCCGAAAAAGCACGCGCCGGGAGGCGCAAAAACGGCCAAATTGCAGAATTCGCAAATTTTGCGAGAAGGGCATCAATCGGTAAAATATCGGGTCTGTCGCAAAATTTGCGAGCGCGGTCTGTACGCCACTCTCCAGCTATTAGCTCTCTATATTGCGTTTTGTGCGCCAGTATTGTATGTATATATCCTACATTAGAATATTGATAAAACTTGCCTCGCGTTGTATAACGCCTGATTATTATTACATAAAAGGCATGTAGGATAAAACTGGCACACAAAAAGCGATATGGGAAGCTATAGCTGGAAACCCCAAAGCATCAAAATATGGTATAAATCAAATTACTACTCTCAGGATATCGAATTCGCAAATTTTGCGAAAGGATTCTAGGGGCCGCTCCCGCGGTGCTGGCCCCGGGGCGTGGGGCCAAAAACCTGGCCTACACAGGCAGTGTAATTTTTTTATCTTCTGGACGGTTCGCGGGCCGGGTGCTATGGTTCGCGGTCTATCCCAAGGATAGCTGAAAACGTGCTCTTTTTGTGTGTGGTGTGGTCGGAGGGAAACCCTGCGGCTACGTGCCAAATGGAAAAGGGCGGCCCGCTAGAGCCGCCCTTTTGCCTGGGGAACAATGAATGTGACCTCCCGACCGCACCGCCCACAGAGAGCAAAAACGAGTTCGAAAGGAGCGAATAGCATGGACGAGCCGTCCGCATTTGTCAACTATTATCAAACCCACAACCTCCACTTAATCCGCATCGCGGCGACCGGCCACGATGCTGGCAAACGCCCCCTCGATAGGGGCTGGCAACACACACCGGTGCCCTACGACGACGCCGACGCGTGGTCGCGTGCGGGCCGCAATCTTGGCTGGTGCGTAGGGCCTGACCACCTCGTGATTGATGTCGACCCTCGCAACGGCGGCCAGGATGGCGCCAACGCCCTCCTAGAGCTCATGGGCATCACGCGATACGAGCTACTCGAGACGACTCCCGTCGTGGCCACTGGTGGTGGTGGAGAGCATTGGTATTTCTCCCGGCCAGCCGAGGCCGAAATCAAAAACGGCCCGATGTCCTCAATTGACCCGCGATACACTGGGATCGACGCGAAAACTGGGGCCTCGCAGGTCGTGATTGCCGGATCGACGCACCCGAGCGGCCTCAAGTACTGGCCAGTGCCCAGCTCCACGTGGCCGAGTGCGCCGAGCCCCGCGCCGGAAAAACTGATAACCCTTCTCAGATCGCCTCAAATGGCCCCTAGAGCCGCCGCAAGCCCCAAGCAAGGGGGTAACCAATGGTCAACCGTTTACAGCGATTCCACAGCCGCTCAGATAGGCGCATTGACCATAAACGAGTGTGCCGGGCTCCTGGCGACCATCGACCCGGCAGAACTGTCAGACTATGACATGTGGATTCGACGGCTCGCGGCGATACATCACGCGACGGGGGGCGATGGTCTCGAGCTTGCAATCGAGTGGAGCGCTCGGGATCCGCGCTATGCGGCCGATGCCGAGCGTGAGGTGCGCCGCCGTTGGCCGACGTTCGACAGCCCGCACCCGCACCCAGCGACGGTGGGCACCCTGCTGCACGACGCCGAGACGCTCGGAGGCGAGCCGGGCCGATTGGCCGCCGCTCGTGTTCGGCACAAAATGGCTGCGGCTCAGTTTTCTGAGATCGAACAAAAGATTGACCACGTATCACCTGGCGCCCCGGGATACGAGGTTGAGTCGATTGTGCGGGATATCGTCGAGCTCGGGGATGTGACGTTCGAAGCCAGAATGAAAAAGCAGCTCGCTACCGATCTCGGGATACCACAACGCCAAATCGACCCGATTTTTAATGAGCAGCGGCGCGAGGTCAAAAAGTCCAAAAAAGAGAAAGACAAAAAACCGCCGGTCGCGGCAATTATACAAGAGGCCGCCGATCTTACTGTCACAGCACTTCGGGACACAGGGCGTTACATCACAAGAGCGCCAAACGGGCAGTATTACATTTATACAGCCGGCCAGTGGTCAAAAGTTGGTGAGGAGCACGTTAGGAGCCTTTCGCTTGTGGCGCTGAACAAGACATTAAAGGCGCACGGCATTGACACAATCGAGCGGTCTAGCGCGGTGTCAAAAACCGAGGCGCTCATACGTTCAGAAGTCTACACTACGTCACAGGAGTTGTACTACAAAGACGAAAGTAAGTGTCTAATCAATCTGAAAAACGGGACGATACACATTGACCAAAAAACGGGTGAGCATGAGATCAAGCCGCACAACCCGGCGGATTATCTCACGACTCAGATTCCTGTGGAGTACTCGCCCGGGGTTGATTGTCCTGCATTTTCTACCATGCTATGGCAAGTTTTTGCACACATACCACTGGAGCAACTCGACGCCGTGATTCGACATTTTTGGGAGCTCATCGGCTACGCGATGCAACCAACGAAGGACATCCCGTTGATCATGTTTTGGTACGGGAGTGGGTATAATGGAAAGACGACCATTGCGGATTTCCTTGCTAGGCTCATCGGGCAAGACGGCGTTTTGCCTGCTAAAATCCACGAGTTCGGGAACGGTGGAAACAATCACGCGAGCGCGAGCCTTGAGGGCAAGCTTTTGCTGATTGACGACGACATGCAATCCGACGCCCGTCTCTCTGACGGATTGCTCAAAAAGTACAGCGAGACGAAACAGATCGAGATCAACCCGAAGAACAAACCGACGTATAACATCCGGTGCAACGTAACGCCACTTTTGTTGACAAATGGTATGCCGATCATTCGCGATTTGTCGAAGGGTCTCAAGCGTCGGATGGATGTCCTGCCGTTTTTGACGGACCTCACCCCGCACCGGAAATCCGAGCTTCCTCAGATCGCGAAATCGGACGAAATGCCTGGGATTCTGAACCACGCTCTTGACGGGTTGCGGCGCATGAGAGCCAGGGGCCATTTTGACCCACCCCCCTATCTTCAAGAGGAGAAATCGAAGTTTTTTCGTGAGACGAACAACGTCGCCGCCTTTTTGGAATTTGGGTGCAAAACGGTGGAAGGCAAAAAGAGCCCCTCTGCTGAGCTGTACTCTGATTACGTGCAATTTTGTGCACGCTGTGGAGAGCGATACCCGGAGGCATTTCGGAGGTTCCGTGAGCTCCTCGGACAAGCTGGGATTGAGATCGACTATCGCAGTGTGAAGGGAATTGAGAGTATCAAGGGGATTGAATTTGAAGACGAAATGAAAGGGTGAATAAAATGAATGTGAACATCGAAAAGATTGTCGACAACATTGAGGTGACATGCCTCGGGATTGTCGAAGATTTGCGAAAGTGTGCCAACATTGCCGAAGGCCGCAGATTGGCCGATGAGATCGTCAGGTGGGTGGACGAAAGTGACATGAAGGCTGAGGCTGTAATTTTAGAGTACAAACACCCGCGGGACTACATAGATATAGAGATTGGTAGGAAAGGGACGAGGGGTGTTTTTGCTTTCTATGGAGACAATTTCTACTGTAAAGCTCGGATCTTTTTGAATCCGTACCTGTATCTTGAGTACTCAAAACCGCAATATTGCAGAGAAAGATTGATAGAAGTCTTCAACGGAGTTTTCAAAAAGGAAGGTGAACAATGTATGGGATGAAAAGTATCATGAACACGAACGGCTACGCCTTGACGGCGATCGTCAACACGCTTTTTGGGGTGTTGGCGCGCGAAAATCCACTATTGTTGGCACTAGGCTTTAAAGCCGCGCAAGACGAGCTCCAAAGAATCGCGGACGACCTGCCATCGAAAAATGGGAAAATGGAGCCATTGGAGGCGAAAGCGGAATTGGATAGATATATAGACTTTGTATTATCCAGTGCGGAGGACGATGTCAATAATCTGCTTGAGCTTAGAGACGAGAGATGAAAAAGGAAGGTGAACAATGACAAGCCCCGTAGAGTATTTAGACAAACAAAACTGTAAGGACCTAGAAGAAATGGAAATGAAACTGGAAGCTAAGTATCAGGATCCGAACATTGAGGAGGTATCCGGGTTCAGTGACCAGAACATCCAAATTTACCGTGGGATCCGAAATGAGATTGTGAATATCCTTTTCTATTCGGCTATGACGCCACTTTTCGGTGAAGGGCTACTCACGATGTTTCGTCAAGCTCGAGAGCTGACAACTGGGGACACCATTTTGCCCGACGACATCCGCGAGGCGCTTGATAAAGACGAAAAAGTGATCCAAGAGCAAATCGAAAGGACTGCAAATGAAGACACAAAAACCGAGAGTCGTTGACGTCCGGTTGTCGGTGCCCGACGGATTCGGGACTGCTGCCGAGGCGATTGAGCACTATGCTAGGATATGCTACCGGAGCGAGGCAGCGGGCGCCGACTCGGGGAAGTTTGTCAAGAGCCTGATTCGCCGTGGGCATCTATCAATGCTCGAATTTGTTCAGTGCACTGCCGTTTTCGAGTGCGATCGGGGCATGTCTCACGAGCTCGTTAGGCATCGCGCGGCGACATATGCGCAAGAGTCAACACGATATGTGGACCTCGTCGCCGGGAAACATGGGGGCGAGATCACGGTAATCGAGCAACCTGGCATCGAGCCCGGCACGCCAGAATATGAGGTGTGGGCAGTGGCGATGGAGCGCGCCGAGGCGAGTTATCGTGGACTCCGGTTGCTCGGTGTGTCGCCCGAGATCGCCCGGTCTGTTTTGCCGATCGGCGTCAAGACGAGAATCGCTATCAGTGCGGACCTGCGCGAATGGTTGCACATTTTCGGGCTCCGGACGAGCGACAAGGCTCACCCTATTATAAGGAGTTGTATTTCAAGCGCGCGTGATATAGTTGCAAACCTCGTGCCAGCTATCAAAGAGGCGGCATACCCTGCCGACTACTCGCCCGATAGCCCCAGGATCAGGGTCGAAGACCTGTAAAAAAGAACTTCCCTTTCGTTTTACTCCTTTTTTATCTTGACACTAGCCAATCATAGGGTTAAGTTATTAGATGTAAGGGGCACGGAACAAACGAAAGGGAAAAACAATGACCAATCAAGTCGAAATGAAAGACCTCGAAAACCTCGCCAAAGCCGTTATAGACAGAATGTTCCGTGATGGCCTCAACGCTGACAAACTTGTTTCGTTGGATGAACAAACTTTTTTGGACACGATTGTCGGATATATGACAATCGAATTGAAAGCTCGTAGCGAATTCTACAACACACTGAAATCGAACAAAGAGGCGAAAGCGGAGCTGGTGAATTGGCTCTTCCACTCTCTGGCCAAATAGCCGAAACGCCCCCTGGGCGTCCGCGGTCGGGTGGCCCCCACCGCGCTGACGAGGCAAGCCGACAACACACGAAAGGGACGGAACAATGAAGAACCAAACAGTAGACTACACCCTGATCGAAAAATACCTTGGGGAGCGTGCCGTGGCCGATTTCGAGAGCGTCGAGCAGATCGACGAGTATTTTGCGGTGATAGCGTTTGGGGCGATGCACTCCGGCGCCGTCGACCCGCTCGAAATCGACTTGGCGCATGTGGAGACCGTGACGGCCTACCACCTGTGGGGTTGAGCCATGGGATCCGAATGGTCAGATACAAGCGGATCTTTCGACTCTGTTTGCGCACGTGCAATCCTGCGACTGCGGGACAGCCTGCAAGCAATACAAGAGCGCGAGAGAAGACTTTTGAAAAAAAATCGAACAGCTCGAACAGCTCGTAGAGCAACTTAAGGGGGAGACAAAATGAAACGGAAAATGCAAAACGCGATACTTTTTCATCTTATCGTTGCCTGGATGATGACGCTGGCCACTGTCGGACTGTTCACACTAGCCGCCCTGGCCGCGCTTTTGTTTTCAGGGTGCCAGACAGTTGGGGATTCAGACCTCGATGATGATGATGCATGGTTCGAAGACACCGACACTGGCACCGACACCGAACCGCCAGATGATGGCATCGCGCGATACTGGCTCGTCGTTATCGACGCTCAAATCAGCACGATCACAAATGACACCGAGGACTGGTTGCCCGATCCAGTCGCCACGGTCTACCGGGGCGGAGATGTCATGGGGCGATCGGCGTCGTGTGACCTCAACACTTTCGAGCCGCGATGGGACGACCACACTTCCGCGATGACGGCGGTCGAGTGGACGTCGGACACCTGGACGCTCGTTGTAACAGACTGGCAACTCGAGCCTGGCCCGCGGGATTGGGTCGGCGGGTGTGAGCTCGACGTGTCACCTTTCCAGATCGAGCATGAGCAATTTTTGAGCCTCAAGGACTGCGGCGGCGGTTTGGAGTTTGTGAACATCCGTTTTGAGCGATACGAGGGGCCGATTGACCTGGAATCTGAGCGCGATCCGGACTGTTAGATAAAAAGATAAAAATCGAAAAACTTTTATTTGACACGCTCTCGCCTACAGTGTAAAAAAGCTCAATCACATGGACACGAAAGGGGATTTAAAATGCTACTGAAGGAATTTGTTCAGGCGCTACAGCACCCGGCGAACGCGATCGAGGCAAAGGGGGACCTGGACCTCGCACGGATTCACATCCGAAACGGTGTGGCATATGGGGCTAGCAAAAGTGTTTTGCACTCCGCCCCAGCAAGTTTGCCGGATTGTGACATCCCATTAGAGGTTCTTAAGGATGTCGAAGCGTCCACGAAGACACACCCGTACGACTCCGTTGACATTACAGGGCGTTCGTTGAAAATTAGGTATTTGCAGACGACGGATATACACACCTATCATTCGCTTGAAATCACCTATCCGATTTTTCCGAACCCGGACGAAGTCTTTAGGTCCGTTTGCAAATTGCGCTGTGCAACTGTTGAGATACAGACGTTCTATCGCCTTGTCAAAAAACTCCCGCCAAATCAAATTGTAGATTTGTCGGTGTCTCAAGATGACATCGAGTGTGATGACGACTACCCCCGTGTAGTTTTGCGAGTTGGCGGTTCGCACACTGCAAAATATACATTTAGCCAAAATCTGTACGAACAGGAAACGTTTATGCCGTTCGGGTGTAAAATCTTTTCGAAGCACTTGAAGCGCGCTATACAGCACATGGTCGGAGACCCACTTGAGATCTACCCGAATCTCAGCGGTTGTCCAATGATGTTCAAGGCCGGTGATTATCGGGCGGCTATCATGCCTTTTAGGGGTGAATGAAAATGCTATTAAAGGATTTTGTTCAGGCGCTACAGCACCCGGCGAACGCGATCGAGGCAAAGGGGGACCTGGACCTCGCACGGATTCACATCCGAAACGGTGTGGCGTATGGGGCTGGCAAAAGTGTTTTGCATTCTGCCCCAGCAAGTTTGCCGGATTGTGACATTCCATTAGGCGTCTTCAAAGACGTCAAGAAAGTATGTAATGACCATCCATATGACTCCGTCGACATCACTGACAATATGTTGAAAATTAAGTATTTGCATTTGCAGACGACGGATATACACGCCTATCATTCGCTTGAAATCACCTATCCGGACTACCCGAACCCAGAAGACGTTTTTTCCGTATGCGCCGAGCACCCGGGGGTTTTTGTTGATTTGGAGACGTCTAGAAGCTTCATCCGGAGACTTCCGAGCTCTGGGGTGATTTCGTTCTCGGTGTCCCAAGACTCTATGTACTGCAACGACGTCCCCGCCCTTGTGCTGGAATCCAGGCCAATTAACAACTTGCGAATCGTTGTGGCTATTGACATAAAAAGAAATGATTCCCTTGAGCCCTTCGGATTCAAAGTCCCGGCGAAAATGTTAAAAAAAGCAATCAAGGATTTTCGATGTCACTGGGTTGCTATTCACCCTTCGATTAACAGTGGCCCGGTCATGCTCAAATACGGCTACGTCCGAGCGGTCATTATGCCTTTTAGGGGTGAATGAAAATGCACGCTATCCTCTACAAAAATAAGGACAGAACGGGCAAAAAAGACGCCACCGGAGCATTTATCCCCGAGGCGAAAGCCCTTGAGCGGATTTTGCAATCGCGGGGCGAAAACGTCGTTTCAGAAGGCATCTCAAGGATGACTCGACTCGATCATGCTCTTGATGGGTTGCGAAATGTCGAGTCGCTTTCGGTATTCTGTCACGGGTGGCCGCTAGGGGTGGAACTCCTCGAGCGAAACCAATCTGGCGCGGAAACAGTCGCGCGGGACTGCGAAAAATTCGGAATCAAGTTCCTTAACCTGTTCGCATGTTCAGCCGCTCAGGAATCTCACCCCCACGGATGCTATGCGCGATGGATCGCAGAGTCCGCACACAGTCTCGGCCATCTCATGCAAGTTTTCGGGCATGAGACCGCGGGTCACACGTCTTGGAACCCGAAGGCAAGATTCTATTGGTCGCTTTCCGAAGGAGTCCAAACTGAACGCGCCGTCGATCCGGGTTGTGATGGGTGGGACACTTGGCGCGCTTTCCGAAAAAGATTACGAGAAGATCAAGAGTATCGCCTGACGTTGCCTTTCATTTTTGATGGAGATGGAGGCCGATAATGCATAGATACACAGTTGACGATATAATGAGTCTCGATCCGTGCGAGGGCTACACACGTGAGCGCGTGGCCGCACTTTGGTCTGGTCGCGAAGCGCTGACGGCGCGCGAGATCGCAGCTCTTGACATCCCGGTCAAGGATCGCATCTGGGCCCTGACTGGGCTTGCCACTCATCGCACGGCTAGGCTGTTTTCATGTGATTGCGCCGAGCGCGCGCTCCAGCGTGTCGTCGACAATGGTGGATCGACTGACCCGCGGTCTTGGGACGCAGTAATCACGTCCCGTTTGTACGCCGACGGCGATAGGACCGAAAATGATCTGCGCGCCGCCGCGTTCGCCGCATATTACGTCGCCGATTCCGCCTTCGATTCCGCCGCCTGGCCAGCCGTCGCCGCCGCCAAGTTCACCGCCGCCGCCGCCAGGTCCACCGCCAGGTACGCCGCCGCCGCCTATTCCGCCGCCTGTTCCGCCGCCTGTTCCGCCGCCGATTACGCCGCCTTGTCCGCAGACTGGTCCTCCGATTACGCCGCCGAGCAAAACTGGCAATTAGGTCATTTGGTAGAGCGAATGGAGGCCGATAATGCATAGATACACAGTTTGTGACATTATGAAACTCAACCCGTGCGAGGGTTACCCCCGTGAGCGCGTGGAAAAACTCTGGGCCGGTCGTGAGTCCCTGTCTGTGAGGGAGATTGCGGAACTCGACATCCCTATCTGGGATCGCATTTGGGCGTTGTGCGAATTGGCTACCCCACGCGCAGCACGTATTTTTGCGTGTGACTGCGCTGAACGAGACATCCAGGCACACCTTGTAAGTGGTGATGTGATCGATTGGCGGACCAGGAATGCTATTATTGTTTCGAGGCTGTATGCGGACGGTAAGGCGACGGAGGATGATCTACGCTCAGCCGATTTTAACATGTTGGACATTGCCGCCGCACGGTATGCGGTCATGGGAGCGGCTTGGCCTGCCGTTAGATCCACCTCTCTGCCAGTCACGGACACGGAGGCCGAATGGAAACTAAACCGCCTTGTAGAGCGAATTGAGGTTGGAAAATGAGTGTTTACACAGTCGAAGATATAATGAGCCTCGATCCGTGTGAGGATTACCCCCGTTGGCGCGTTTCCGCGCTCTGGGCAGGGCGTGAGTCCCTGTCTGCACGAGAGATAGCAGCTCTTGACATCCCGCCCGAGGATCGGATCTGGGCACTGACCAGGCTGGTCACGTCGCGCACCGTCCGGCTTTTTGCCTGCGATTGCGCCGAGCGCTCGCTCAAAAGGGTCGTTGACGCTGGCGGGTCGACTGACCCGCGGTCTTGGGATGCAATAATCACGTCCAGGCTGTACGCCGACGGCGATAGGACATATGATGACCTGCGCGCCGCCTGGTCAGCCGCCCGGTCCTCCTCCTTGTCCTCCGCCGATTACGCAGCGGATTCCGCCGCCTATTGCGCCGCCGCCGGGTCCGCCGCCGCCTGGTACTCCGTCTATTGCGCCGCCGGGTCCACAGAACTCGCGTGGCAGCTCCGACTGATTGTCGAGAGGATGGAGGCTGATAATGCGTAGTTATGCAGGACAGAACGTCAATTAACCTGAAAACTGAAAGGATACTGAAATGATTCAATGCACGATTACATTCCAAAACGCAAACGAGCTTCGGGATTTTGCGGACTGGTGGGATTCCAAACCGCGAGAGAAATTTTACTCGGTAGAGGCCGAACCGAAGGCCGAGCCAAAGCCTGAGCCGGAGCCTGAGCCGAAGCATGAGCCGAAGGCCAAACCGAAATACGTCACGGCCCCGGCACAACACGAGATGACCGCTGTGGATTTTCACACGAAAGTTGATGCCTGGGCACGGCAAGACCCGGCAACACGCAATCAGCTTGTGATCGCAGCGATAAAGAGCCGCGGCGTCAAAAAGCTGATTGACGTTGATCCGAAGCATTACCCGGATTTTCTTGTCGAGTTGGGGTTGGGGCAATGACCGAAAAACATGCACAATTCAGCCCCTCGGCCGCGCACCGGTGGATTGCATGTTCCGGATCGTGGGCCGCGGAGCAAGGTAAAAAATCTGAAGGGAGCGAAGCATCACGCGAGGGTTCGCTTGCTCATGCTTTCGCGGAATGGTGCCTCAGTAACAACACGGACCCGATGGAGATTGTTGGGATCCCCATAGATTTGGCCGGATACGCCGAAAAGCAGTTTTTGAGCCAAGATATGGCCGAGCACCTCCTGAAATATGTCTCATTTTGCAAAAGCATCTCGGCCAATGCATCAGATACAATCGTTGAGGGGCGATTTAAAATCCCCGGTCATATCAGTTTTTGGGGGACTGCTGATTTCGTTTGCTACGAGAGCTTTGGAACGCTTCACGTCGTTGATTTGAAATATGGGTTCAACGAAGTACGTGCCGAGGACAATCCACAACTCGCTGCGTACGCGCTCGGTGTGCTCAATCATCTTGAAGAAATCGGCGTCGTTGTGACCGAGGTCCAGATCCACGTCTTCCAGCCCCGTACCAGTGGCCCGGCTGTCGACTCGTGGATTGTCGAGGAGTCGCCGGAAGAATTCGCGGCGCAATGGACGAAACGATTCGAGGATGCAATCGTCGAGTGTCTGATCTCCGACAATCCACCCCGCGTTTCCGGCGATCATTGCCTATATTGCCTCGATCGGCTCGAGTGCCCGAAAGTCAAAGACGATCTTATGGTCGCAGCGGTTGACCAGTTTTCCGACGATCCGACCAAAGAGGAAATCGAGGAGATCGCCAAGCGCGCTCCGATTGATGAGCTCGTTCGGATCGTGAGCCACGAGAAAGTCATAAAAAGCTTTCTCGCGGCTGCTCACAAAAAATTGACAGAATCCGCGCTGCAAGGCGAGACGATCCAGGGATTCAAACTCGTCAACGCCTATGGGAATCGGCAGTGGGCACACGACGAAAAAACGATGGTCAAAAAACTTCGTGGACAGAAACTCAAGCAAGACCAATATTTCGAGAAGAAGCTGAAGAGCCCAAGCAAACTCGAGAAAATCCTCGATAAGGATTGGGTTTCGAAGCACATTACCCGAGCGGATAAAGGCCCGGTGCTCGTACCAGAAAAAGACAAACGGCCTGCGATCGATGTCCAATCAGCGGAAAAACAATTCGAAGATTGAAAGGGATACGATATGGGAGTCAAAAGAGTTCACGGAAAAGCTGAAATTTTGTTTACTGTTGATCTGCCGGAAGAAACTGCATCGGATAAGGTAGTATGTGACAACCTGGCAGTAGAAGCGATCTTGGAAGCAATCCCACAGGGCATTGACGTATATCTATGGGGGAGGGGCCAAGATCCGGCAAGTGTTTTTGTCGAGATACACGAAGAGGATGTCGAGATTGACGACGAATGAAAGGAAAGGAAGGGGAATAATGGACTTTTCAGAATACGCGACCAAAAAACTAGGCGGAATTGAGAAGGTGCGGCGTGATTACATCCGGAGCCGGTGCAACAAAGACACGAAGATCGAGGATTTGTGCTCTGTCGGTCTCGGTGACCTGACGATTGACGAATTGCTGTTTGCGATAAAAGGGAAACAAAAACGAAGGACGAAAGAAGAGGTCCTCTCTCTTCATCGCAGGATTGAGCACTACCTCCGTGCAATCAACGCCCCTGTGCCAGCGCGTGAGATGTCCGAGGATTTGGGCGAGGAAATGCAGGTTGTTACCAGAGCGCTTGCCACATTGGTCAAATCCGACACAATCACGAAAATCGGGGATCGCTTCAATGCGAAATGGGCAATCAAATAAACTGATTTTTACGTTTTTTTCTTGACCTTCAAGGTCAATCGATTTAGAAAGGGTTTACTATGACAGTTCAACAATACAATCAGGCGAAAATGCTAAACGAGAGGACCGCGATAACCCCCTGGTTCCGGGCAGCATTCGCGTCGGTTTTCCATCCTGAGCAGATGAAAGACGACGATGCATTTCCAAAGTACAAGTTAACGATGTTGTTTGATAGAACAGTGGATATTCGATCCATCAAGGTGATGGTTTTCAAAGCAGCGCGCGAAAAATGGGGTTCAAAAATCCCAGATTCACAGAACTACGATCTTCCTGCCAACGTAAAAAGCCCGCTGCTGGACGGTAATATGTTCCCCGATTCTGATGGGTTCCCAGGGACAATTTTTATCAGATCCTGGACAAAATTTGCGCCTCAAATCGTCGGACCGGACCGGCAGCCTCTCACCGAATTAGACCAACCTGGTTTTTATTCGGGTTGTTATGCAAGAGCGACAGTAAGTTTTTTCGCCTATGATACAAGTGGAAATAAGGGTGTAGGTGTATACCTTAACAACCTACAAAAGCTCGCGGACGGCGAGCCGTTTGGCGGTCGTCGTCCAGATGCGGCTGACGAATTCGGAGCCGCGACAGATTTTGATCCGAATGGTTCGGGTCAGCCTTTCAGCCTGGGTGGGCACAACACCCAAAATCCCACAGGAGGTAGCACGTCGGGTCAGAGCTCTGGACACAACTATGGTCAGGAGCCTTGGGACCCGAACCAAGATCCAGGATACTGAGTAGTGTGAGTTTTTCGTGGTAGGGGCCTTGTGCCCTTGCCGGGCTCCCGGTTTCACCCCTTCGTGAAACCCCTTACAACCCCCAGTGATTCTTCGACAGTCCGAAAAGCATCGGAACCGGGGGCCCGGCAAAAGCGCAAGACTAGAGGAAACCAAACGGCCTGGAAAGACGGAAACGTGCATAGAATCCATATTGATCTCGAGACGCGATCCGCTTGTGACCTTAAGAAATCTGGGCCGCATCGGTACGCACAGCACGAAAGCACTAAAGTGCTATGTGTGGCTTGGGCTGTCGATGACGGCAATCCTGACATTTGGTTTCCGACGATCCCCGGCAACGAATCGCAGAGGAAAATGTGTGATCTGTTCGCGCTCGTCGAAGCGGGTAATGAACTACATGCGTTCAACGCATCTTTCGAATCGTCGATATGGTCTGAGCAACTTGTGCCGAAATTCGGGGCGCCACCAGTAGCCGATGGTCAGTGGCATTGCACACAAGCCCAGGCGCGCGCGGTTTCCCTTACAGCGAGCTTAGACGGTGTCGCCAAAATCCTTGGATTGCGGGAGCAAAAGGATCTTGCCGGTCACGATCTAATGAAGAAAATCTGTGTCTTGAAGCCTGGGGCATATCAAACAGAATTTGAATGCACGGCCCGCGCGGACCTCGAGCGCCTCGGCGAATACTGCAAACAAGATGTGATCGTCGAGCGCGAGGTCTCGAAGCAACTCCCTCCACTGAGTGCCCACGAACACAAGATTTTCACAGTAGACCAGAAAATCAATAAGCGCGGGGCGCCGATCGACCTTGGTTTTGTGCGTTCTGCGATTGAAGTTTTTGACCTTTGCCAAGTCGAAGCGAACGCCGAGCTCGTGGACATCACGCGCGGCAAAATCCACACGACAAACCAGACCGGCACGATCCAAAAATTCGCGATGGCCCGTGGCGTGCCAATGTCAGGGTGTACGAAAGATGACGTCGAAGCTGCGCTGAAACTCGACGATATCGACCCGGTTGTTCGTCGGGTGCTCGAGCTCCGACAATCTCTCGGCAGGGCAGCGGTCAAAAAGTATCCCGCGATCATTGCCGGCGTGTGCGAAGACAACCGGATCCGCGATCACCTCGCGTACAGTGGCGCGGGCCGAACGCGCCGTTGGAGCGGGCAACGGTTCCAGACACAAAACATTGCCCGTGGTTTCAGCGACACGGAGAAGATAGAGATCGCGATCAACATGATCATGGATCGAAGCGTCGGAGGATTGTCATTCACGTTCGGCGATCCGGTCGACGCGCTGGCGTCTGTCGTTCGGTCGTCCATTCTGGCCGAAGATGGAAAGATTTTGATCGTTTGCGACTACTCTTCAATTGAGGCGCGTGTCTTGGCCGTGGTGGCCAAAAACGAGCCATTACTCGAGGATTTCCGCAGAGGTCGAGACCCATACAAAACAATGGGGTCGAGGATCTTCAAGGTCCCGTACGAGCAAATCGGCAAAGATTCAGAGGAAAGATTTTTTGGCAAACAAGCAATCCTTGGGCTCGGCTACGGCATGGGGGCGAAGAAATTCGCGGAGACGTGCGAGAAATACAGGCACCCGATCTCCCTCGAATTCGCGCAAAACGTCGTTGATATCTACCGCTCGACGAACCCCACTGTCAAAAGATTTTGGAAATGGATCGAAGGGCAAGCTTTGGAGACCATCCGAGATCGTCGCGAAAATTCGATGTTTCGTTGGGATGACCTCCTAAGCGCGCTCGTCCTCAAACTTCCGAACGGCTCCGAACGTTGGTACATCAACGCGCGGATCGATCAAGTCGAGAAATTTGGCAAACCGGCGCAAGCGATCACTTACGAAGAGATTGACTCTGAAACCAGGAAATGGAAACGGACGTCGACGTACGGTGGAAAACTGACAGAAAATTACGTGCAAAGCACCGCTCGCGAGTTGCAAGCCGACGCAATCCTTGCTGTTGATGCCCTCGGATGGCCCATCGTCATGCACACACACGACGAGATTGTGGTTGAGGTGCCTATCGGATCCGTCTCAGAACGAGATCTCGAATCGGCAATGTGCAATGCTTCACCGTGGGCGTCTCATTGGCCGATTGGGGCCAAAGCGGACATAATGGAGAGATACAAAAAATGAGCAAAAACCAGGCGAATCATACTGACACACGACGTGAAAACTGGGAGACTCCCGACGACATTTTCAACAATTTGGACAGGATTTTCAACTTTCGCGTTGACCTGTGCGCCGACGCTTCAAATGCAAAATGTCCAACTTACATCGATAGTGACTTAGACATTTTCTCTCAGGAAGCAGATGTGATAGCACAAGGTGCAAAACACAATGCAATGTTTGACGTCTGTCTTTGCGTCAAATTGGATGAAAAAACGGATAGCATTTTGACCTGTGAAAACTTCCGTGTTCCGTTGCTGCTAAAACAATTCGGTTTTGAAAACGTTGTGAAGGTGGTCCGATGAAAAATCAACCATGGTATAAGCGTGCGGCGATCTGGATTATCCTCTTTTTCTCTGGTGTCGTCGGCGCGGTCATTATGTTTTTCAGCCTGTTTCGGAAATCAGCAACCAGGCTTCCAGTGCCGCCTCCGCCGAGGTCAACCACTCGTGAGACAACCGACCAGAATCTAGAAGGCAAACAAAGAGAGGTTTCCGATGCTATTGAGAGATCCGAGAAATCGGCGCGATCTATCGATATTTCTGATAACGCTTCTATTACTGATACTAATCGGGCTCTTACCGAGGCTCGCGAAAGGCGGAGAATTGCCGGATATTGGCCCGCACCGGGAGGAGCCGATCGGAACGATCAAGACGATTAACGGCACGTCGTACCAGTGCTTCGATGCGCCGGAGTGGGCAAAAATGGGCGAGCTCGTATTGCACTATCACTCGATCTATCCGCTCGTCGAGCAATACAAACAGCAAGAGTTTCTACTCGAGCTGAGGATTGACAATCTCGTTAGGTACAAAAACGAACTGATTACATCACAAAACGACTCGATGCTTCACGCGCGGAGTCTGCAATCTGATATCGAAAAAGAGCGAGCGAAATCAAAAGTTTTACTTTGGCTCACCAGTATCGCCGGGGGCGCTGCGATCGTCCTCGGCGGAGTGTTAATAGGGGTAGCAAGATGACAAAAACGAAGAAAATCCTTAGCGAAATCAGTTCTATGATGGTGCTCTGGGCGATGGCCTACGGCGTGCTTTGTAGCCTACCGGCGGGTGCAGCAGAAACACTCGATCCAGATGTATCAAAAGTCGAATCAGTGATCGCGGACCTCATGGCCGAGGCGCCCGGCCGCAAGCTATCGAAGAGCCGAGAAGCCCGCTTGGAATTGTCAGCTGACATCGTCAACGCCGCGAGAATTTACAACGTGCCCCCAATCCTTTTAACGGTAATATCCTTCAAAGAATCGTCTTTTAGAACAACAGCAGAAGGCAAGATCGGCGAGAAGGGGCTGACTCAAGTGCATGGTTTGGCAGCAAGAGGTTGCGATCTGAGCACCCGGCACGGGCAACTACAATGTGGTGCTCGGTGGCTCTCTGTGTCCCTGCAAATGTGCAAAAATTGGCCCGACGCGGTCTCGGCTTACGCTTGTGGTGGCTGCATACCCCCGACGAAAAAGGTAAAAAAGATCGTTCAGAGACGTATTGATATGTGGAAGGATTACGAAAATGCAATCTGATTTTTTGAGCGTTCGCGAGGCATCTGAAGCCCTCGGATTGACACCGGCATCACTGCGCCTTTACTGCCGGCACGGCGTTTTCCCGGGAGCGAGAAAAGAGCGGGGGACTCAATGGAGAATCCCTAAAATGGCAATCGATTTCTTTGATGGATCATCGGTCTCTGGGCTGTTTGCGAGGAAAAGGAAGCCTTTTACGTTCGTGGATGGGTGCGAAGTGAGAGCGTATGACAACACTCTCCTCGGAATCCACGGTGAGGAGGGTGCAATCGCGCACAGTGCCCTACTAAATGCACTAGCCGAGGAGTGGGTGAAAAATGCTTGAGTCGGCAATCGAAAGAAAATGTGTTAATCACGCAGAAAAGGTCGGGTGCCTGTGTTTTAAGGTGCAACGAAGGAGCTACCCTGACCGGTTGATTGTCTTCCCCGGTACACATGACATAATCCTTGTTGAGTTCAAAAAACCGGGTGAAACGCCAAGGAAAGACCAAAAGCGCACGATCCGAAAGCTCAGAGATCGGGGTTTTGATGTATTCGTAATCGATTCTTTTGATGAATTTCGTACTATGTTAGAGTACGAGATGGAGATCCGGGAGGTTGCAAGCCGTGTCAAAATGTAGAGCACAACCAGTTGATTTCGTGTTTTTTGGTGACATATGTGGTGATGATTTTCTAACCGAGTGGAAACTTTGTCGATTTTTGAACGGGTGCAATTCCGAATGCCAGCTTTTCGATGAAAATCCAGACGCGTACATAGGCACACAACTCGAAAAATCGTACACAGAGGGCGGTGATATCCGCGGATTTCTTCGATGTTACGATTGCCGATTGTGGACAGATCCGGATCGATGAAATTCGAGCCCCACGGCTATCAGCGCGAGGCGATCCGGTTTCTCGTCGCGAGAAGATCCGCGGCCCTTTTTGCCGATCCCGGTCTCGGTAAAACGGCGATCATCCTCGCAACTTTTTGCGCGCTCCGCGTTTTCTACCCGAGCCTCAAAATGCTCGTGATCGCACCCCTCCGCCCGATGCGATCCACTTGGCCTCCGGAAATTGAACAGTGGGATCAGTTCTCACACCTTCGATGTCAAATTTTGCACGGCAAGACCAAAGAAATCAACCCGGATAACGACGTTTATGTTGTCAATCCCGAGGGCATAGAGCGGGCGCTTGAACAATTCCGCAAAATCCGGCCCCGGTGTCTTGTGGTCGATGAGTCGTCGAAATTCAAAAACTGGACCGCGAAGCGAACGAAGATTCTCAAGCGCCACGCGAAGCATTTTGATTTTCGCTACATCATGACCGGCACACCTGCGCCGAATTCTCTGTTGGACATTTTCTCTCAGCAGTATTTGATCGACGACGGCGAAGCGTTCGGACGGTCAATCGTCCGATTCAAAGAGAAGTATTTTCATCCGATTGATTGGAATCGATACAAATGGGAGATTAACCCGGGGGCAAAAGAGGCAATCGAAGACCGGATCGCGCCTTGGTGCCTGCGCCTCGACGGTGACGAGCTCCTCGAGCTGCCTGAAATGCACGTTACATCGATTCGAGTCGACCTCCAGCCGAAGGCTCGAGCGGTGTATCGAGACGTAGAAAAACAGCTATTCGCCGAGCTAGACGGTGGCGACGTCGTCTCCCCGGTCTCGTCCGCGGCTAGCTATGGTGCCTGTAGGCAGATCGCCGGGGGAGAGGTCTATCTCGAGGAGGACCCGACAGAAGGGCCAAGAAATTCGAAGGAAATCCACTCGGCGAAGGTCGACGCCTTGCTTGACCTACTCGACGAGCTGGGGGGCAAACCGGCGATAGTGGCCTACTCATATCGCCACGAACTCAAGCGCCTACAAAGTGCCCTACGAAGCCGGTTTGTGGGTGTCCCCTACATCGGCGGGGGCGTCTCGGCGTCGGACGGCGACCGGATTGTAAGGGAGTGGAACGACGACAAAATCCCAGTATTGCTCGTCCACCCTGCGAGCGTTTCGCACGGGCTGAATCTCCAATATGGATCTGGTCGTCACATCGTTTGGTACTCACTCACTGACGACCCCGAGGCATATGAGCAAACCAATCGGCGGATCATGCGGCAAGGTGTGACGTCAACCGTTTTTATCTACCATTTGATTGCAAACGGCACGGTAGACGAAATGGTCTTGAAACGCCTGCAAACGAAATCCGAGCGGCAAAGCTCGCTCTTAGACGCGCTTCGAGCGTATCGTGAGGGGAAACAATGAATGTTGTAGTTGAGGGATTCGACGGGACCGGAAAAACAACCCTTTGCCGAAAAATTCGGAAAACACTCGGATACTCGTACGCCACACACCGAGACCGCCCGATCGGACGCCGGGAGTACGCAGACCGATGCAAAATTAACTATCAATTGGCGATTGAACCAGGAGTCCCTATCGTCTATGACCGATTCGCTCCAATCTCGGAACACATCTACAGAGACAACGGTGGGGAGACATTCGACAGAATCCTATCCGAGATCCGCGCGTGCAATGTCAGCACGATAGTGCATTGCTCCGGTCCGGTGCACCGCATCCGGCCCGAGAGCAACGGGACGGCGCTCGACGATGCAGACACCGCGCGCGTAGTGCGAAACGCACACGATTATCTCTCTATGTATGACGTTTTGATGTCAGATTTGTCTCGATACATCCGCGTTTTGCAATGCGATATCGATGACGAGCACGGGGCCGAGCGCGTTATCTCATACCTAAAACACCAACAAAAACACAGACTTATCTAGCCTTTCCCCTTTAGTTAAAAAATTTTCTTGACATTAGCGTCTCGGGACATTAAATTATTCAGTGAGGGCGGCGAGGGGTTGCCGCAAACCACGAAAGGGAAGAACAATGTCGAAAACAAAATCCGAGAGTTTCTGCGAGTACGTAAACGAATTTCGGTACAACGAAGGTGGTGAAGAGTTGTCCGCGTCTGAGATCGACGAGCTCAAGCTCTGGGAATACGCCGAGTATTGGCACGTGGGCATCAGGGGGATACCGGCACCCTGCCTCTATGAGGAGCGCGACGATGATATCGTTGTCGCATTCGATGATGATTCGATCGCACAATGGCACAATTCGCGCCGAGAGTGGTACGTCGAGCCGGGAACCATTTGCATTCTCGAGTACAACAATGACGGCGGGGTGTTCATCCTTCTCGAAGGCGAAAAACCGTCGAAAATCCTGAAAGACAGGATCGAAGAAGGCGCCAGGAATCTGGCCGATCAGATCGCAATTGAGACCAAAGACGAAGACTTCGATCTCGAAGAGGAGATCGACAGGCAAAAAGAAAAAATCCTTGCCGAGATTGACGATCAAGTGTCAGTTGCCGGGAGAAACCTCGGTCTGTGGATCGCCACGACGGAAAGGCCAAAACTGTGACAGATGACAGAGACCTCCTAACCGTCCGCCAAACAGCTGACGCGCTCGAGACATTCCCCGCTTCGGTCATGAGGTGGGCAAGGAACGGCGATATCCCATCGGTGGACATCGCCGGCAAGATGTTCATCCCTGCTGATTTCGTGGCCGGCGTCTTGGCGATGTTCGCCGAGACGCTGAGCACCTCCGAAGTGGCTGAGGAGCTTGGGATCACAACGCAGGGTGTGATCTACCACGTCCGAAAAGGAAACCTCGACGTCGAGCCGTGGGCCCGGCGTTACCGGATATACCGGTATTCCGTCAATCTCCTTAAAGAAAGGCTTCAGAAGCGATTCAGTTGAAAGCGCCGGCCGCGGAGGCGATCGCGGCACCAACAGCGGCGATCACCGCGGCGATCATGGCGCCGATCGCCTTATAGTTCGGTGGGTGGTATGATTGCGGGTGCTTGCTCTGGCACCGCGCAATTGCTGACGATATATCATCATTCGTCGCCGAGTGCTTCAGTTTTTCTGAAATAACGGCAATGTCAAGCTGTAATTTCGTCACTGGTACCGCGATCGATTTGATCGCGGAGGACTGCTCCGAGAGTGAACGCGTTATGGTGTTTTTCAAGTCGACAAGTTCGTGTTCAAGTAGTTCATGTGCGACCATATGCTGCGAGCTGTCTCGTATGTCTTTTGCCATGTTCCTAATCCGCAAGTAGTTTGTATTTTTTTCGGATTTCGTGACAGCGCCTTGCATAATTTTCCTTCGATTTCTCGAGGGCCCCCGGATCACCCATGATTTCCAACTCAGAACGCATCCGTACCGCGTCCCCCATCGCCGATCTTATCGCGGCGTTGGCCTCCAATTCCCGCTCTTCCTCCCCCAACCCCTCAATTCTATCACTATCTTCCTGATTGTGGATTTGTGACCGTTGCTCGGGTGTCAAATCTTCGCCCCAAATCGCCCCCTCTGGGAGCAATTCACCGATTTTCAAAATCTGTCCGGGTTGCCAGCGTCCGCATCGATACACGAACCAGCGCCGGCCACGGAAATCAGAGACAATCAACCCCCCGATAGTCAGCTTCTCAAACTTGCTAAGTGCCTGAAGTTTAACAGAAATCTCGTCGGCATCTTCGTCTGTGACATTTTCATGACCTTTTACGACATCAAAATATACTGGATTCTTTTGCATCTCGGAAGAGATCGCCGAGGGCGTGACGGGCTCCTCGGCTTTGACGAGCTCCGACACCGCCCGTCGCAGAGTCGCAGCGTGATCAAGGACTGGCTCAGAAAGCCCTAAAATCACGTCATAGCCGTCGATCTCTTTGGTGCGAATGGATTTCATCGCCCTAGTACCGGATCATCGTGAAAAATCCAATATTATATGGGCGGGTTTCGTAATCCCCATAAGTACCGTCGGTGTTGTCGGCGGGCGCGCCGCCATACCCTCCACGGCCCGTTAGGCACACGCCGTCTACGCTTTTGATATCTGATCCTAGGATCGGTGAGAAAATGCTAAATGCCGTCCCTGCCTGTCCGCCAACCGTGCCCGGATTGCCAAGAAACGCGTATATCGTACTGAGATTTAGAGCGCGAGTTACAGGAGTTCCGCTCGTATCCTCCCAGCCGACATAGTGAGTATGATTCCCAGGTTGATACACCTGAAGGCTTCCAGGGTCCTCCTCTGTACCAGCGCCTTCTCTATCATTGTCAAAAATCGACGCGCCGAGAGACCGAAGAAATAACCCGCGACAATCAGGTAGTACCATATATGTACCTGATGTTGATCGGGTTGTGCCACCCGCATCCGATGTTTTATAGAATGCCGACGCCGTCGCGTTTTTCGCGTCTCCGCAATACACCAATTGCCCGAGAGTGTAGTAATCACTGGACGTCGATATATCGACAACTTGCCCTGCTAGCTGCAACAATCTGCCCGGGTAACTGGCGACAGATCCGGCCGGCGCAGCAACCATCACAATCTCACCGGGTCCACCGGAGGACCTAAGGATTGCGTCTAGGATCTGTGAATATTCTGACGCCGATGGGTCCAAAGGCTTTTCGGAATCGCCGTTCGGTGTCACGCCCGCGAAATCCAAAATAGCCTGGAACGCTCCCCACACGTCTGCGAGCCATGCAGCCGTTAAAGGCGTACCATCCTCTGTCGCGGGCCCCGTGGAGTCCTGTGGAACCACGTCGGGGAAAGTCCCCGTGATATTGTCGACGTTCGCAAAGTCTTTCATCACACAATCCCTTCGTTAAACGTACCTTACCACCATTGCAGCCCAGGTGTGAAGTGGTTTTGAACGCATTATAATATTTTCGAGCGCTTGCCGTTTGTCCGCTGGCACATCAACAAACGCGATCTGAGAGTCCCCGGGGTCATCGCCACCTGATATGTCATCGAAGTTGACCGCCCCTACCGTCCCAGAATCGCCGAATATGCGTGTATATGCTGTATTTTTCGCAACAAGGCGTATTTCGTACACAGATTCAACACTTTCAGAAAACGCTATCCAGTCATTCTCCCACCCGGTGGTTGCGTCTCGGTCGCTGTTACATCCACCAACGAAAAGAGCACGGAGCGGGTCGCCTGACGTTCTACGATACAGGACAACAGGATATCCATATTCGTATTCTTTGTCGTATGCAACACCACTCTGCTCGATGAACCCGTACCCGCTCACCGTCGTCGGCAGGCTCGTTGGTGTAATCGTCTGTGTTGCATACGGACCATTCTCAATCCGCGTCTGCCCCTCAGTGTATCTCGTCGAGACGCCCGCGGAGCTGACCGCGGCATCGTAGAATCTGATCCCTTGCAGGGACCCTGTGAGCTGGTCACCTCCCGATCCATCGTGCCCTATCGTTAAATCATCGTAAGACGCGGAGGTTGAGGGAGCACCAGTCACAACGCGTGACCCTTCAAGTGCCCCATCGATGTAAATTCGGATTGTCGTGTTGCCGGCTCCGGAGTCATAATCCCGAGTGACCATCACATGGTACAGCCTGTTTAGCTCGATTGCGGCGGAGACTGTTTCATCGGATCCGTTGATCGCCGAGGTGAAAACGAGTTCGCCGGACGACACGTCATAAACGAGTGATTGATAGTACCCTGTTGTTCCGTTGTTCGAGAATATCGTCTGATCTACTGATCCGCCGATTTTTGCCCAGCATTCAAACGAGTGATCGTCTTCAGTGAAAAACGGGTGATCCGAGTACTCAAGTGCGTTGATCATGTCCGTCGATCCCGAGAATCGGATAGCCATACCTGCCTCAGTGGACACGCGGACTTTTACATCATCGAACGTACTTGTATCAGTCTCGAGGTCAAGGCCACCCACCACATCAACAAATTTTCCATGAATCAATGTGCCGTCTGTCATTCTCCCAGTGATCGCGGAGACTAGACCGTCAATCTCCTCATACACCCCTTTATTGTATTCTGCTTCAAGCCACGCCAGCTCGTCGGCCGTCCCAGGGTACTCGTTGAAAAGTTTCGGATCAGATATAGATACAGCCCCAAAGCAAAGATAGGGACTCAGACCATTGATCACAGCGCCAACCCCGTACGAAATGATCGTGTTCAATTCTGCCGGGTCAGAAAACGTGGATGTGCTCGAATCAACCTCAACACCATCAATATAGAGGTTCTCTTCGTTGCTGCTTCCACTTTTGGCCCACAGCAGCGCAACATGATTCCAGGTGTTTGGATAGAGCGACCCGCCGTTTAGTGTCGTTACACCAGATAGATTTGACGTCGCCAGGATCTCGAATTCGCCGGTGACGGGGTCGACTTCATCGTATGCGATCAGAGCCTTCGGGCCTGCGGCACCCTGAGAGCAAAAGATTCCGCGCGGATTCGTGAGACCGTATGGGCTGATCGTAATCCTCTGAATCAAGCCGTTGAAATGGGCTGAGCTCGTATAATCCATGCCGATATCCAAATCTACCAGCCCTGTCGGAGTAGCCCCGGATGTGTCCGGAGTTCCAACACTACCTCGGCTATAGTACAATCGGAAGTCGTCAGTTTTCAACGAAGATTCCGACGTGACGTTCCCCCCTGTATATACCGCAGACCCGGAAGCCGTGATTGAACTAACGGAAGCGCCCGCTGTTAATGTATTTGCCTCTAACGTATTAACCCCGTTTGACAATGCCACATGCCGGTTAGAGTTTGTTGAGTCATTCATGTCTGCAAGTGCTGAAACAACCGAGGTTGATGTTTCGGAAGCATAGCACCGCACCCGCGTCTCTACTACGCTTGGATCCTGACCACCTACGTTCTCCGCGGCCCAAAATTGCAACTGATCCGCGGTTTTCGATGCGGTAGCCGCCTCGGTTTTGACATACGATCGTGGGAACGGGTTCCCAGATTCATGCTGGAACCCGAAGAAATAGGCATCCTCAGTCACAGAATCCCCCGTGAAATTGTCGGTCCCGAATGCCGCCACAGGGCCAGCCTCGAAAGCGGCTGTAGTCCCCGTTGCGGTATACGAAAACGCAATCCGGAAATCCCCGTTGCCTTTCACTTCAATCCGTGGCTCCGAAGCGCCCGCACCTGCCGAGGTCGTGAGATTCGTCAAGTCGAAATAGCAATGCGCATTCGTTTCCGATGTATTGTCAACCTTTATAATGTCTTTATCGCCTGCCTGAACATACACTGAAATGGTGTTCAGACCGGTCGAAACTGTAATCGATTGGCTTACCTTGTGGAATACGTCAGTTCCGTCGGAAACGATCGCGTCGAACGCCTGCTCACCGACACCCGTAGACGCGTCCCCCGTAATCGCGCACGCTGTTTTCGTCCACGTGGCGTCCGTCAGGTCCTCAGAATACAAAAACTGATTTGTGACTGCGCCTTCGACTCGATACCCCTGCTCAATCTCGGAAGCATCCGCATTGAAAAATCGGTCTGTGCGCATCCAATTTGCGCCAACAGGGATCAGGTACGTCTGGTCATCTGTGCTTGGGACTTTTTCAAGATATGCCATCGTTGACCGTGACAGGGCCTTGGGGATAGCCCCCGAACCAGTCACCGTCACACCATCAAATTCGACGTAACCGGCGCCAGTCGACACCATATTAAAAAACAATTTTGACGAAACGAGTGTTGTGATCACTTCGTCAAAATACTGCCAAGTTGTGCTTGACGTCCCTCGGATTACGGTCGTGTGCTGCTGTACCTGAGGGGCCCTTGTCCCGTCACCACGAAACCACCCGCTAACCTGGTACACACCACCAACGGACAGAATCGACTGAAACGCGGCAGAACCCGGAGCCGCGTATGTGACCCTCAAGTTTTGGCTACCACTGTGTGGGTCAGTGGTTTCTTTTGTGAGGACTCCACTATTCTCCACCGTCCACGCACTTGTGCCAGATGCTTCCATATCCCCGTCAGCTATGACGTCAATATCCTGCGCTATCTCAGGGTAGACGCCACACACCCGCGCGAATCGCTCTTTAGCAAGACCGGCCTGTAGGTGCGTATCTAGCCATGCTGGGGAGTGCCACATTGCGCAATACGAAACGCTGGAAGACGTGGGATTAATACCGCTAGTCCTCGCACCTAGTGTGAGCGCATTACCATCGCCAAGACTCGAAGCAGATAACGCAGATATAGAGGTAGGAGTTCCTGGAACCCCATTAACGTACCCAACAAGAGACCCACTTCTATCACCAAACCCGATAAAATGCACCCATTCACCAACTATGTTGGCGTACTGGAAGACAGTGCCGTTAAGGATAACTTGTATTGCGTTGTTAGTCGCATCAGTCACTAGCTCAAATTGAGCCGATCCACTAGCGTACTTTGACAGAATAAGAGCTGATTCGTCTTCGATTTTGACAACGGCTTCAACAACAAAATCATCCGTTGATACATCTGCAAATGCTGAAGACGCTGCCTGATAATATCTCCCACCCTTAAAACCAACCCTACTACCCCCAATCCCAGGCGCTTGCTCGTCCACCGTTGGGTCCGCGCCAGTTCCGGCGATAGGGAGATCGTCGCCGATATACGCATCCCAACTCGTCGCGTCGGCGTCTTCGCCACGATACACAAACGTCGCACCGACGGTCGTTCCGTTGATTGTCAAATCCGTTGGCAAGTCCTTGTATCCGCCGGCCTCCTCAGGGGCCAAATCAAACCAGGGATCTCGCGAGGAGTCCGACACGTTGAACCATGTTGACATGTGGCCGTCGGATTCAACTTCTTGGATACCCCAGGCCATTTCATCAGATCCGTTAAAATCTAGAGCAACTTTTGTCGAATTGTTCGTGCCTGGCTGCAACACACCCAAACCTAGTGTGTTGCTCAAATCTCCATTTTCACCGTTCTTCCTGGTTTTGTCAGTCCACTCAAACGCCGTATCGTATAGCACATTATCGCCGTTATCCTGCATACGGTGAGCGAGTGTGCACCCCTTGTCGAGAGTGTCCGGGCCGACATCCTGATCGGCGAAATACTCGTCAGCGTCGACAGTTGCATCACCAGGCGCAACCTCCATAGATTGGGCGCCCTCGGTGTACTCGATGGTGTCTTTGCTCAAACTGGCGTTGTTTCCTGCGGTCCAATCCGATACGCCAGTCTCCTCCATATCGCCGTCGACCACCAAAAACCACCCCACCGAAGGGCTGGATTTGTCGCCGCCGATAAAAAATACGAGGTGCCAAGTGTCGTCCGTAGCAGGGACGGATTTTAAGGAATCATCGTCGTTGTCGTTGATCAGAAGGTATCCGCCGCCGGAGCGATATCCACAATATGCCTCAGAAGATCCACAGTATGCGACGGTGTTACCGCACACACAAGCATACCTCCCAGTGACGTAAAAATCCGGGTCTTCTGGGCCTTCATTCTGATAGACGGTAAGCTCGGTAAACCCGGCGGCATCAAGCTTCGATTGGAGATAATCCACACCAAAATCCGGCTTTGCGTACACGACGCCATTGAGCAACTCTCTCCGCTCAGCCTCCGTCAACCCGGGGTTTGGAACCACGCCGTATTCGTGCTCGAGATCCGACAAAATCGGCGTTTGTTCTGGGTCTCTAATCCGTGCGAATTTGACGAGATGGTCGCGAACATCCGATACAGAGTCCCCAAGCCCATCGATTAGCCCTTCCAGAGATCCCGCGGATTTCGCGAGCCACGCCGAGCCAGCGGGTAAAAGCGTCTCGAGGAACGTTTTAAAATCTACGCTCATGGGGTCGTCTCCCAACTGACCGCGCCCAGTTTCACGAGCTCACCCTCGCCAACCGGGTACGATGTGATGTAACCCGAGCCAGCCGAAGTCGAAAGCAATACCTTCGTCGCCGACGACCCGGTCACAGCGAAAACGGATTGTATCGCGTTCGAAATACTCACAGCGGTCACAGTATCGTTTACCTCTGACTCGAGATCGAGGCCGGAAATCCATGGATAGACCGAATCGAAATACGCTTCAACAGCATCTTCGGCTTGAGATTGGACGGCCGCTTCGGTGCCCGTTGGTGCATCGAGATCGAAGATCTCCACATACAGAGTCGTCACCGTGATCGCCTCAACGAATAACGTATCGTCGGTGTGCCCAAGCGGGGGCCTAGACAATCCTGTGTCTGGGTCCGTGTTGATCGTGTCTCTAACGTCGCTCAAAAGCGCCGAATCGGGGATCCCGTCTGAGTACACATCCGGATCGCCCTGAACGTATATCGTACGATCTCCAGGTTGGTCTGTGCCTTCAGACGCCGGTCTCCCGGAATACGGAAATGCCGCCTGGACGCCGCTTGTCTCCTCAGCCCAAGTACGATAATCCGCGAGGTTTCCGCCTCCCCCAACCGTTCTGATTTCGGTCAAGACTCGCCGGCGATATGTCTCGTCATCCTCGCGGTCGACGCCGGTAACGACGTCACCTGTAGGGCTGTCGTTATATGTCGCCGCCGAAGATAATCCGGCGACCTGACTTTCTATCGTGAAAGTATCACCCGAGCTCAAGTTTCCTGACTCGCCGGAAGTCTGGGACTGTGCAAGGAAAGTCGCGGTGCCAGCGGCGACCGTAACCGTCTCCGTTGGGACGTAGCGGATCCCGGTGTTATCCGCGATGAACGTCATGGTCGGATTTACATCCGTGCCGTTTGTCCCCGTGATCGTGATCTCGACGACCGCCGAGACCGCCGAGCGGCGGTTTACCCCATAGTTCGAGCCGATCAAATCGAGATCGTCACCCGTGGCGGTCTCGGCGAGATTTTGCTGCGTTCGCTCTACTGTCAATTTGTACAGTGATGTAAACGCCAGCGACACGACGCCCGCGAGCACCCGCAAAAATGATTTGTCTGCGAGCGGCGACGTCTGCCCGATCTTCGTCTCAAGATTCGAGAGAATGGAGTCGAAAACTTGTTTCGTTGTCTGTAACGTTAGAGCCATAATTTACACTCTTTCGTTAGCCGGATCAATCAATTGATTTGTCCACAAAAGGCCGTTATTCGTCAATAAAAACGCTTGCAAATCCGATCCTGGGGGCTTGACGGCGATCACGACTTGGAGTTTTTTCGCCTCGGGGTTTGTCACCTCGGCATCAATCTCCTCGACTAGTCCATCGTCGACCATCCACTTGAGATCGGAGAGTATCGCGCTTCGAACATCCGTCAATGCCGTCGCCGTGATTGGTTGTCGAGTCGCTTCCAGAAATCTCCCGCCGATCTTTTGGCTTGGGGTATCAGCGAGCACATTTCCGGGCCAACCTGGCTCTGTCAAAAGCGAGATCAAAACAGCGTTTTCAATGCCGCGATCCATGACCGGCTGACCAGCACGGAACACGAGATCCGCTCCGTCTTGGTCGATCGTGATCCGCGGATCGCCCTGATAGCGTTCGGTAATCATGGCACCCTCACTGTATCGATCTTCGCTCCGCTCATGTCAGCAGTTGACGCTGAGCCCGTTACAGACGGCACGGACACCGGGCCGGTTGCAGCCGTCGGATGATTGTGCAAATTGAAAATTGTAGAAACGAACGTGTCAAAATCTGATTTCAATTGATCGAACGCGGTCTTTAGATCCTCATATGCAACCGCGTAGTCCGTACCGGAGTTCAAAATAATCTCGGTATCAGCATCGATTTTGATGTTTCCCGAGTCGTCAAGGCGGATCGTCGCCACCCGTGATCCGCTCGCGCTCGAATAGATTTCAATTTCCCCCTGGTCAACGGTATCGTCGGGTGCCACGCCGTCGTCAATCGCAACCGCGATCTGCCACGCCTTGCCAACCGGGAGGACAACCGCTCGGGCGTTGTCGGGTGGATTCGCATCGATGCCGGGCCCTCGAAACACTTCAACCGTTTGCACGTCGTCTTCGTCGGAAATCTCCGCTTGCAAAAGTAGGGAATTGCTAGCAGAATCTCGATTTTTCTTGACATCGCGTCCAGTAACCCGGCCGATTTGTGCTACCATGGTTCAACAATGCTCTCCCCCGAATACGTCTCGGGTGTTACCAGTGATAGGTTCGCCGTCGTTCCGTCGTCTCGAAATTCATATTCAACCTCTCGGATCAAAAAATTGAATCCATCTTCGAGGTAGATAGTCGGCGACTTGATCGTCACAAGCGTGTTCGGTTGCCACAATTCGCCATTCGGGGCGTACCAGCTCGGCACAGGCAAACGGATTGTAAGCGCGTCGGCGATCTGTTTCGACCGTCTCCAATCCGCCGCTTTTTGGATGTCCCCACCCGTTGATTCGTCGGCCTGAAAAGTCAAGAATCTAGAAGATGGAACGCGATCATCAGCCGCAGTCGCGGTTTTCGCGTTCTTTTTCGGGGATTGTCCAACCGCCTTATATCGGTTGAATCTCGCGCGCCCGTCGAACTTCGCAGAAACGTTGACAAAGGGCGGCACACCTTCCTCGATCGTGCCGACAGGATCGCCGGATTGAGCTTTGGTGAACAGGAGCTCACCTTGATTCGTGCTCGTGACGAGCACGCCACGTTGTTTCGCGAGGGACAACAAATGATCAAATATCGTGTCCGTTTTGTCAGCGGTAACGCGGTCGAAGGGCGGATCGTCGTCGACTTCGAACAGTACGGAAATCCCTAACGGTTCGACGAGATCGCGAGCCCTTGTTTCGAGGTTGATTTTGTTTGCTTCGTATGGTGCTTTTAACGTAGAGTCAATCATATCGGCGGTATATGACCATCCCTCAAGATCACAGACCACGCCACCGTTTTCAGTGATCGTATGCTGAACCCCATACAGTCGCCCGTTAACCACGAGCTTACCACCGAGATAGACCGCTGCCTCGCGGTACTTATATGGACGAAGGAGTTCAGTTAGATCGTCGTCTGACGTGTCGCGAGCGATAGAAGCAACCCACCCGTCCGCGGCTGTGTCGGCTGTTCGCACAGCTTGGCCGCCCTTAACCGGAATCTCTTTCCCCTCGATCACGACGGTGAAGTCATCCGGATCTTTTCCAGGAAGCTCCGCTTCGACCTTTTTGAGCTTCTCAATCTCTGGCGGATCGCCAGGGATGATAATCACCTCCCCGGGGAAAATCAGGTTTGGATCACCAGACCGAAGCGTGGTCTTGTTCGCTTTCCAAATCCGCCGCCACTCGCTAGGGACACCATATGCCGCCCGGGCGATATGCGAGAGATTATCGCCTTTTACGATCGTGTACTGACGGCCCGGCGTCGGCTTAGGCATAGATCACAACCTCAGTGTTCCGGTCGAGCAAGAGAATCTGATCGCCCTTCAGACCGTTCGTATCAATGAACAAATCAAAATTCGAGTCGTTATCCCCAAGATCGCCGTACTCTGTGATCGTGATCTCAATCGGTGACCTCGGCCTGTCGATCGTGAATCTCTTCTCGACACGGAGTGAAGGTGCGACTGTCCGGAGGTACGTGTTTACCGTCGCGATCAGATTTACCGCCTGGTCAAAAGATTGCGTTTGAGAGAAGTATTGATCGACGAAATCCGTGTCTTGGAAATCCGCTTGTGAGTTGTCAAGCGTCTCTGTCACTTTGTCGAGAAAATCCGTTGCGAATTCGGCTAGCGAAACGGCCTCGACGCGCGTTCCCAGGGTTGATTGGACAGCAGAAATAGCGATTGAACCGATCGCCGACACCATTGAGAGCTCAGCAACCGACGCCTCGTTTTTCGCAATCTGTGGTTTCGTCACGGTCGCCGGCAGAATGTCCGCCGCCGAATCAACGAGATCGTCAAAAGCATTGAATTTCGAACGAGCGTCACCATTCCCGAGCGCGGGGAGCTGCGTCAACTGCTGCAATTGGCCCGCGAGCCCATCGGTCAAGATCGTCGTTTGTGTGATCGTGTCGTTGATCGCGGATTGTATCGCGGTGATCGTAGTGTCGAGCGCGTCGATGGAGTCGAAAAGGGGCTTTGTCGCAACGTCGGAGATGAGTACCGCTTTTTCTGTGGCGGATTGCACAGCCCTCGAGAATTCGTTCGCGTTTTGGTTGAGATTGTCGGCGAATTGCTGCGCCGCCGACACGTTGAGGTCCTTAACCTTCTCTTCAATCTCCGCGATGAGCTCCGCTTTCGTTTTCAATGTGAGCGGATCGATCGACTCGATCCAGTCGGTTTGAAACTCGGTGATATTCGCAGAACGAATCGGATCGTTAACCTCTTTCGCAGAGACAAGTTGCAAGTCCACAAAACCGTGGACAGGGTGGATCACAGTCCACGTCCCCCGCTCACCGCAAGCGCGGAAAAAATCCGCCGCGGTTTTGTCATGGTCGGAACCCTCAAAAAACAGATTGATGGTATAGCGGGCGCTGTTTATATCGAGGTCTTGAACGATGTTCCCTTTGACCTTCGGATAAAGGAAAATCCCTAGCTTTTTCTCGATAGACCTCGGACCAGATTGCCATTTGGCCGAAAACGAGTTCCCTTCGGGAGAAGTAAGCTCGACAGTCTCCCGAAGCCTGGAACGCCAATCGTCCGGGCCGTTCAAAAGGATGTCTTTGATTTGGTCAAGCAATCCCATTAGTTCGCCCCCGCCCGGCTTCGGTTTACCTTCGTTTGCGCGTTAGGATTGGAGCTCGTCGCAGTGGATTGCACAGACATCATATCTTGCATCCAATCAGGAAATCCCTTGAAGCCTACGTCGAGATTCACGTCGGTCGTTTGTTGCATCATGCCTTGGAGTTTTTGGGGATCTATCATCGCCTCAAATTGCCCCGCACGCCCGCCACGCCCCTTGATTTCTCGGGTATTTCTGTCGAGTTGCGATCTCTCATCATCGTATGACTGGAAAGGAAGGCCCATACCACCCATGCGCTCGCGCCGGATCTTTTCTTTTGTAGGAGCTTCTAGCCAGTCGTATTTTTGCCTGTCTACAGCCGCATCAACAGAAGCACGCAAAACAATACTCTCTTTTTTCCCAATCAAAGGCGTCTTTGCCAAAAGATCGACGATGCCCTTCATCATATCCGCCGCAAGGTCCATAGCGTTATTGAAAATGTTTACGAAGAAATTGCGGATTCCTACCGCAACTTCACCCATCGTTACAGCGATGGAATCCGTCATATCAAAAAATGCCCCAACAACTCCCTCAGCCCAAATTTGGATTTCATCCCAATAGTACCACAACGCGAAAACCGCGGCACCGATCGCCATGATCAAGAGCATGAAAGGATTAAGAGCTGTGATAAAGTTCAAAACCACTTGTGCCGCTGCGGCCGCAAGGGTCGCAATTCGAAGAGCCATGAATGCGGAAGTGATCGCACCGATCACCGGCCACCATTCGACGAAAATGTCCTTACCGATCTTGACGTAATCAATGAAGGTTTTGACCCCATCTACGATTGGAGCCACGTCGAACCCCTGTACCGCCTCGATCGCGGAATTAATGGCGCCTGGAAATTTTTCTTGGAACGCTTCGATGAATTTGAAGCCGATGTCTATCAATCCTGATTTTAGGATCTTAAGCCGATTCCCGAGGGACTTCCGCATATCGGCCGCCATTTTTTTTGATGCGCCAGCCGCGCCGTTGAGCTGATCGCGGAAATCCCGGACCTTATCAACACCACCATCTAGCACAACCCCAAGCCCCGCAATCGCCCGTTTTCCGAATATCGTGTCAAGCGCAGCAGACCTCTCGACGTTGCCCATTTTGCTTGTAGCGGCCGAAAGATCGTCGAGAATGTCGAGCATATCTCGCATATTGCCCGAGGAATCTTTGACGCTAATCCCAAGACGTCTGAGAGTGGCCGCGCCCTTTCCGGTCGCGCTCGTCAATTTTAGCGTCATATTTTTTAGAGTCGTGCCGGCCTTCGAGCCCTTGATGCCCGCTGAACCCATAACGCCCGTCAATGCAGCAAACGTCTCGAGGGATTGCCCGGCAGTCGTAAGCACCGGACCACCGTCTTTCATGGTCTCGAAAAGATTTTCCATGTCAACGTTAGCGCTTGTCACAGTCGCGGCAAACACATCATTGATCCGCGTCATGTTCCCAGTTAACACCGCGGAATCTTTAGACATTAGTTTGAATGCTCCGAGCGCATCGGAGGCGATATCCGAAGCCCGGGCTAGATCCATGTTTGAGGCTGTAGCGAGGTCGACGAGTGGAGGCAGGGCAGCTACGGATTGTTGCGCGTTGAATCCTGCCATAGCAAGAAACTCGAGTCCTTCGCCGGCTTCGCGGCTTGTGAACTGCGTAGTTGCGCCGACAGATCGCGCCGCTGCCTCAAGGGCCTCGAACTCTTTTGATCCACGCGCGATCCCCCCGAATTTTGCCGCCGCGGAGGTTAGGGCACCGTCAAGCCCGACAAACTCCTCGGTAACGGTGCGCACCCCCGACGCCATTTCGAAGATCCCGCGCGAAACCACCATTCCGCCAAGAACGCCCCCAAAAACGCCGCCGCCCCTACCCATCGCCGAAAGTTTCGCAAACGAAGCGTTCGCCCGTTCGATCCCCGCTTTGATTCGCTTCCCAGCCGTCATGGATTTATTACCAAGGCGATCCAATACGACTGAAACTTTATCTTTCGCGAGAAATGCTATTGAGACGGCGCGATCGGCCATGGAATCACCTATCGGCGTTTTTTAGTTTTGGCTTTATCGATTTCCGATTTTTCCTTAGCGGAAATCGCCTTATGCCAGTCATGCCAATAGGATAGACTAACCCAATCCATTTTGTCAAGTTCAGAAGGCGAAACGTTACCACTCGAGAACAATTCGCCTTGTTTTTGCGTAGCTCTCGGCGCTACGCTACGGAAAAAAGGACCGCGAGACTCTCCATAGTCGAGTAATCCGGCCCGATCAGCTTCTCGATGAACCCCATGGATTCTCTCGATAGCTTCGCCATCATCGCATGGATTTTCGCAACTTCACCTTTTTGGGTGTCGATCGCTTTTTTCGCCGCGCCGTTGAATTGCGAATACGTAATCCTAGACACACCACCGACTGAACGAACGAGGTTTTGGTGAATCACGAGCCCGTCTTCGGTGTCTTCGAATTCAAGACGACCCCTACGGATCGCGCGGATTATTCCGCCAATGAATTTCTTGATCGTCTCGTCTTCTAAGTCCTTTTCATCGACATCATAAAAGTCAACGAATTTTTGGAAATTCTCGAGTGCGGATTCTTCGGAAAGGATGTTTTCGCCGTTCATTTTTCCCTCGCTGTAATTGATTAGAACGCCGTCCAATCACCACGCGGGTGAATTGTGCAAGACGTTCGGTTTTCCTCTGTTTCGTTGTTCTCTATCTCAATAGTACCTTCTCCGCGGTAGGAATCCCCGGCCGCGTTTTTGTATGTGATCTTGAGATCGTCGAGCCCTTCGGCGAAGTCCTTGAGCACTAGGCGCTGATCTTTGTCAGTGACCAGAACCACGCCTTCGACCGATGGAATCCGTTTCATCATTTTCCGCATCGCCCGGCCGGATGTCGGAACCATGCTGTTTTCCCATTGGGTGAAAATCTCGGAAAAATTCGCATCGGCGGCAACGTCAAAAGAGACGCCCTCGATCGTGAATTTCCGAATACTTCCTGCTACTGCCGTCATAGTATCACCTCATTAGCCCAGCAAAACCGCTAGGCTCGTGTCGGCCTGCACCTCTGTGTCAATGATCGCGCCCTCGCCAGAAATCAGAATCGGGAGTTGACAATCAAATCCTGTCCCGCCCGATCGGATGGAAACCAGTCCGCCGGCTTGCAATTTCGAGATTGTGAACGCGGATGTGTAGATCCACGCGCGACCCTCGAACGAAGTCGACAGCGCGACGAGGTCATCAATCACTGCCTCGATGTCTCGAGCTTTTTGGGCGTCGATCGCATTTGTGACCTTCGTCACATCAGAGACGATCGAAATCCCCTGCCACTTTTCTTGGGAGAAATTTACCGCGACGTTGTACAAAATGTTCTGGACGATTGAGATGTTTCGCATACTCGCATACAAATTCGAGCTCCGCGGCACGTCGTCCGGGTGATAAAACGTCATGACATTTTGAAGGACGACCGCTCCGGATTTGACGATCGTTGGCGAGATCCCAGCCTTGACCGCAGTGTCGCGGCTATCATAGCTCGAAGTCCAGCGGTCCGAGGCCGATCCGGGAATGATGCCCGGCAACGCCTGCCCGATGTACGACTGTGCCGCGCGATCGTTGTTGATCCGCGCCATAACGCCGATCGCAACCGCTGCGATCTCGCTAGGATGGTTCGGAGACCCGGGAACCGCTATAACGCCATTCGCGCGGTCGGATTTCCGATTTCCTCCGAGGGTCGTCAGGTCAGACAATCCCGAAGACCCGGCGACAACGTCACCGGTGAGAACGCGGAAGGGCCTGTGAACCAGCTTGTCATACAATCCCGTTGCCGTGTTGCCAGCGCCGACATACGCCGAGATCGCGTCAAGAGTCGTCGTGTCTTGGAGATATCCATGCACGACATCGGTGAAAAAATCTTCGTTCGCGTCGTCGCCAGTCCCAAGACCGTCGAGAGCATCAGAGACCGTCGGGACCCCTGCGCCGCTCGCCATGCCAGTGACAGCTGTGGTCACACCTGCCGGGGTCGTCTCGTTGAATCCCTCGTTTAGCGTGATCGAGATGCCATTGCCCCAGGGGCCCTTTGATTTCGCTGTGAAATCAACCACTCCGAGGGTTGCAGCCGCGGTGACAGGAAGATCGGGATCGGCAGTGACGGCCGCTGCGGTTGCAGTTGCGATATCTCCAACCGCGTCGCCGGTCGTCACCGTCACCGGGACCTTGACGCCTGCAATGTAGAGATTCAGAGTTGCGGATTCTGTCGCGGCGCCAGTAAACGTGATGTCACCCGCGGCCGCGGCGGCTCCACCTGCCTCAGCTTGCGGGCAAGCCCACATCTCGACACCGTTCGATCCGGCGTAGACTTGCTTCGCCAATCGATGAAGCATCGACCCGAATCCGTAGCGGTTGCCTGCATCCTCAGGGCTGGTCAAGAGCTGCGGAGTCTCGTCGGCGATCCCGGATTTCGAGGCATCATAGGTGCCGAGAATCAAGATCTTTCTCGGCACGTTTTCCGCCGTTGGCGTAAATTGCACATTTTTGATGCTTGCCCCGACTGCGGCGGCTAAGCTACTCGCGCTGAGTGTCATTTAAATCACCTCCCCGCCGTCGGGCGGTACTGGTATTTTCATTTGGTTTCGTGTTAGGATATATAATCTCGCCGGCCTCAAAATCCACCATGTGATCTCCGAAAACGTGAAGAGGAACTATGTCGGTTTCCCCGTCGTCCTTCTCGAGCTCCTTGAACCACTTTTTGTCTGCTTTCCTAGCGGATTTCAGGACCTTAGAGCCATCGGCAAGCCAATAATCAAGCTGCTCTTGTGTCATTTGGCAATGATAGAAAAACTTGTTTTTATTGTTGTCTTTGTACGGTACCTCGACGATCGCGTAAATCCCATTTTCGGCGAGCGGGTTTTGAGAATCCCAAAGCCCTTGGGTGTCCTCGGGCGGATCCGCTGGATCGATCGGATCGGGGAGACTGTCAAGAAGAACGTCAAAATACATCACTAGGGACCCTCATTTGACACGGTTACACCCTGTTTTGTTGCGTTATCGTCGTTGTTTTCGATATCCACGTCGATAACCGTCGCGACTCCAATCTCGTTCAACGCCTCTACACCAGAAAGAGTCTCATAGTACACACATTCGACGTCAAAAGATCCCGTGATCGTGACATACTCCCCAATAGGATGTGGCGGATTTTTCTGGAATCCGGATACCCACCGCGACCCCGCCGGAGGGTCCATTCCGAGGTCGAGATCGCTGTTGTCCATCATCACGCCATACACTGCCGAAAACATCTCGTCAATTGAGGCATCGGCAAGCGAAGCAGCCTCGGAAGTCGCAGCGAGAGCCGCCGCTTTTTCCGCTTCGGTTGACGTCGAACTCTCGAGCACCGAAAGATCGACGCTTGCCGCCTTGCTGGCCATAAGTTGCACCCGAAAGGTCATCTCATGGCGAATTGGACCGCGGAGCGATGCCCCGGATTTCGGGAAGTTTCCAGCAACATAGAAAACTTGAACGAGGCGGCTCGTGTCGACAATCTCGTCGGCTGAAACGCCCTGCTGTTGATAACCTACTACTCGATAGCGCCCAGCGGCGGCTGTGCCGAGAATTGATACGATGTTTGCCTTTATCGTCTGAAAGTTCATGACTGCGATGCTTTCATAAGATAAAGGTTTATGAATCCGATGGAGCGACCGTGCTCAACTGGGCGCTCGAGTAGATAGGTTTCAGTGGGCGCCGAAGCGGATGGGGAAACGGGGATCCGGACGGACCATTTTTCACCATCGGCCGGCACCCGGGAGAGCGTCGAACGGCGAAGAACGACAAAAGGCCGGTTGACAATGATTTCCGCGCCGGACTCCGGATCGTAATCCCGAGTGTCATAGCCAACCTGGCCCCAAGCCGTTTCAGTCGCCCCGTCCGGCGAAGTCAAAACCACGGGAAGCGCAAAATCTTTTGAGCTTTCGAGCGATGTCGCCAAATCAGACTCTGCGAGTTCCCTTAGGTTTGTCATCACTTTTTCGCCTTTTTGGCCTCGGTTTCAGCCGGTTTTTTGCCGAATTTCTCAAGTAACTCAGGCGGAACGACCTCGTCTGGAATCACTTTGGTGTACTTTTTCCCACCGATGTAGATCGTCACGTTTTCGGGGATTTTCATTTGTCAACCTTTTTCTTCCTGCCCCGTTTTTTCTTCGGCTCGGGCTCCGGCTCCGGTTTCGGCTCAAGCTCGAGCTCAGCGTCTTTGATGGTCTCGATGATAACCGTCTCGATATATCCTTTTTCGATATACGCCGAGATGGTCTCGTCGGACAAAACGCCGTCGGGAATCGGATCGCCCTTTTGGACGATCCGATCACCGATAGGCAAAACGGGCGTTTTTGTTGCCCAAATCAGCATGACTACGGAGTCACATCCATGAACGCGACAGCGTCAACCATCGTCGGTATGAACAGCGGTGCATGTTGCGTCCGGATTGTGACAGCCTTTCGGTCTTCACCGATCAACACGTCGTTGAAGAACATTCGGGGATCGACGATCCCAGAAATGTTCGGTGAATTCTCGGGCATCGGGCCGGCGGTCGTCGAGAATCCGAACATTTGAGCGAAGAACTCTTCCTCTTGCGGCAGCATCGGGAGACGCTCACCCGGGCCAAAAGCGCGATCCATGCGAGCCATGGAGCTCGTGACGATGAAATCCGTAGCGGAAACGTACTGTGTGTAAGTGCCGGCGGAGTTGTCGTATCCGTCCAAATATGTGAACAGGTACAGCGTATGGCCCTTGGTTGTGGTCAGCAATCCGCGAGGAATGAATCCGTTCGCCGGCATGTGCGCGAGCCGTTGCGGGAGATCGTAGCCGACCTGAATCAAACCCGCGTCAATCGAACGGTTGTCGAGCTGTGCCTTAATCGCGGTGTTGTTCATAATCCCTGACATCGCGGTAGATCCGGCGATCGCGATGTCAGGCGTGACATGTGCATCTTGACGAACGAGCTCGCACAGGGTGTCGATATCTGTCAGGATATCCGTCCCAGCCGTCGCCCAAGAAGCCGCCGCGGTGGTCGTATGCGTGGATTTACGCTTGAAATCGTAAATCAGATTGGTGTCTGTAGTTCCCACGATCCCTGGCATTTTGCCAGTCTTGACAACTGTAGCCGCGAGTAACTCGTTCGTACGAACAAATCGGCGAACGTGCTCTTTGTGGTAGTCGCGCGCTTTATCGCGAAGCCGCTCAATCTGCGATCTCGCGGCGTACGGGTTTTCACCGACCGAACGATAGTAGAGTTCGTTCGCGGAAATGCTACCGTGCTCCTCGGCGAGTGGGAAAATCAGATTCCGCTCGGTGAATTTTTCCTTCCGGGTGTCTTTGAAAGACTCGACCGGACGGCTCAGTGTGCCGCGCGGAATCAAGGCCGCGATCTTCTCATTCCCTCGAACGATGTCGAGGTCAATCTCGAGAGAATCCGGTGACATAATCGTCTTCGATCCGTTTTCGATCCGACCGAACATCGCTTGAAAGCCAGTCGGGACGCCGATAATCTCTTTTTCGTTGAAAAGGTCCATCATCATTCGATGATAGAGCCCAACGGTCACGGGAGTTGTCGGAAAACTCATGGTTTCACCTCTTAGCTATTCTCAAAACCGTCGATGTCAACGGCGTTCGAGATGAAGATTCCCAGCTCTTTCAAGCAATCGGCAATCGATTTGTGTTTATCGCCTGCGTAGACGATATCCGTCAATGCAAGGCTGTTCTCGAGGACGATCTGATTCTTGTCGACTACGAGCCCTTGCCCGCCGACAATGACCGGCACGTTCGCGACGTCCGCCGCGGCAACCTGCGTCGCGGTGAGATTGCGAACAAGAATACCGGCCGGAATCCCGGTAACCGGTGAACCTGTGGCCGCGGTCACTGTTGCGCCAGCTGTGTCACCGTCGAAAAATCCAGATCCGGTGATGTCTGTTCCGGAACCACCGGAAACGGCCGACATGACTGTGATCGTCTGTCCGGCGCCCGCCTCGGGGCTCAAGAATTTGAAAGAATCAGCTTTGCTGTCATAGATCGCGGTGAAGCGACCAGCGGCGGCGTAGTTGACCGTATCGGTGATCTCTTCGAGAGTCGTGATCTCGGAAAAATCCAAAGCGGTGATATCCATCGCTGTCCCATTGACAGTGATCGCGAATTCGCCGTCCGAAACCGCCTGCCAACCAGCGAGATTCGCCCCGTTTGCACCACACTGCAAAATCGCGGGAGTCATCAGAGGCGCCGAGACGTCGGTCAAGGTCTGCCACTTGCCAGCGGCGGTTTTCGATAAAACCGTGTAAACCGCAACTGCCGCGGTCCGGGTTGCATCCTGGGCGAAAGTGCCCGACGGATCGGTGTACGCAGATCCGCCGATCTCAAACGGAATATTTGTGTGTTGGGTATCAGTCAAAAAAGCCATTTTTCACCTCTTACGCGATCCCGAGGGATTCGCGCTTTTTCGCGATGTATTCCTGATAGTTATCCGCCGAGACAACGCCTTCGGGGAGTGCCTCGCCTTTCTGCGCGATCACTTCTGGAGTCGTTTCGGTTTCTTCCTCGGCTTTCACCGCCTTTTTCTGCTCGGTCATCGCGTCGAATGCAACAACCGCGCCCTTGAGCGCGGCCGGCTCTTCGGCACCCTCGAGCACTGCGACGGCTAGCGCGCGTATATGCTCAGGATAACTCGAGCTTGCCAGATATGGGGATGCTTTCGCGATCCGCGCTTCAAGCTCTTCTTTTTCCGCCTTGATTGCAGAAAGCTCGGAAGTCAATTTCTTGATTTCTTCTTCCATTTCCGGTTCCTCCTGGGGGTCAATGACCGCCGCAATCTTGGCGGATTTATTGCCCAAATCTATCACGTTCGTTTGTTTCGTGTAAAGTAGTTTGTCGATCATTCCGTTTTTCATCGCGTCCGGTTCATTCTGATCGGGGTCGTTCGCGACAAAAACGGATCCTTTGCCATACTCCGAAACCACTGTTTCGGGAGACACGCCGCGACCAGCCGCAACCCTATCAATAAAAATCCGCTCGATTGCGTCGGCGCGCCGTTGGAGTTCGACGATCCCGTCGTCGGTCGCAACGTCCGGATTCTTGTTTGGAGCGTTGCGAGAAATGATTTTCACTCTCTTGTAACCGGCGGATTCGTCGCGCTTCGAGGTATCGAGCGCGGTAATCACCACACCGATCGACCCCGTTTCGACCGAGGGGGACGCCGCCGCGATCTCGTCCGCCGCCGAGGCAATCCAATATCCGGCCGATGCCAAAAGGCCGGAGTTAACAGCCATAACCGGCTTTTTCGTGCCGGAGACAGTTTGCCAGACCTCATCGACTCCGTTGACCTCGCCGCCGGGAGTGTCCATATCGAGAACAATTCTCTCGACGTCGTCGCGGGATTCCGCCGCGTTGAGCGCGTCGACGATATCCCCGTAAGCCGTGCCACCAAAACCGAACAGCATATCGAAAATATTCGGCCCGATTTTCGACAGTGGGCCACGTACCTCGACGGTCGCGACTCCGTCAGAAACTGTCATGATCTCGACCGAATTCATACTGTCGAAAACGAGCGTCTCCGCCTCGGGGGAAATGTAAAATTCTGACGAGGTTTTTTCGAGGTAATCCACCAAAAATCTTTCGTCCATTGCCCAAATTTTATTCATGGCTACACGGCACTCCATAGCATTGTTCTCATTCCGACAATATTCACTTGAGTTGTTAAAACGGAAGTCGCGACCTTCGTCCAAGTGTCCTCAGTAACTGTTTTCAATGCCGGATCGGCCATTTTACTCGTCCTCCGAATCTTCGGGGATTGCGCTCGTCTCGGCGGATTCCGTCCGTTTGCCCCAAGGGGGCGTCGGAAGGTTCTCGAGCTCACGAGCGAGCTGTGATTTATTCGTTTCGATCTCCGAGCCGTTGAGATTTTGAGCGACGTCTTGCAACGTTTGGGCACCCATTTCGACGTATAGTTGATCCGCTTTCGCGGTCTTCTGCGGGTCGATGTTCGGCATTGGGACGCCGCTCCAAGTGGAGTGTAACCAGGCGTTACGAATCCGCGGGTCGCTCCAACCGGGCGCGATAACGCGACCGGAGGCGATCTCTCCGGAAAGCCAAGACTCGAAAACCGGATTCAGCAGATCGCTCGCGAGCTCGGCGCGCCAAATCTGCGCCACCCGCCAGAACAAAATCAAGGCTGCCCTTGACGCCGAATAATTCGCATTGAATTGCATCAAAACGACCTCGAGCGGTATCGACATCGACGCCGCGAGGTGTGAAGTGAACGCATTCACAAAATTTCCGAATTCCTGGACCGGCGCGGAGTCGTTGAAGGGCTTGAGATCTTCGCCCTCCATCAGATTGAAAACGCCGACGGAGCCAGGTGCATTAAAGGTCGCCTCTGGAATTGGCACATACGAAAGGCGCGGCTCTGCGGTAATGTGATCGGATTCTTCGATCAACGTTGTATCGATCGGGGCCACTGGATTGCTCACTGACACATTCGCAAGCGGATTCGACGCGGGATTGTCCGAATTCGGCTTGACATACATCGTGATCATGGACTGATTTATCGCCTTTTTGACATGGGCGAGAGAAAAGTCCGTGACGTTTTCAAATTCTTGGAGCGCGTGGAAATATTGCGGATAACCCCGGATTTGTTCCGGCCAGTCCGGCCGGAATCCATGGAGCATGACCCGTCGACCCGTCGACCCGACCGCTGGGATCCGTATCTCTTCGTAGAGGCCGTCAGCCTTTCGGCTCATGATATGATAGGCAATCTCCCGCCCGGCCGCGTCCCGCTCGATCCCGTCTTCGAGGAATTGATAGCCGCTCGTGTCTGTGAATCCAGAGCACCGCACAAGGCCCGGGTCGACCGCGCGGAATTGGAGCGGATTTTGGAGGTCTCGGCGGTTATTGTAGTACAGCCGCACGAAGTATTCGCCGTCTCGAAGTTGAGACGTGAAAATCAGCCGCTGAAACTGATAGAAATTGACGATCTCTTGACGGTTGCCCTTGCGATCTTTCGCCCACAAATGGAACCTGTGCTCGACGTTACGGGCCCACCGGGCCGCGCGCTCTTCAGAGACTCCGATCGTGTCAGCCATCGGCGAGCATTTAAGGCGGAGCCCTTGATCGACGACAGAATCCGACATCCGATTGACGATCGAATGCGTCTGGATTGAGTCGAGATATGCGGATCTCGCGTTGCGACGAGCTCGATTGTGGTCAATTTTCGGTGCCGCTCCGGATGTCGAAAGACCAAGATCCCACTTCGAGCCATCAGAAGACCCGAGATCAAACGTTGTCCCGAGCATTGACCCACGTGGGACGTGCATCGTCTCGATCACTTGCGGGGTTGTTCCTCGCCCAAACAGATTAGCGAAAAAATCCCCGACCTTAGACATATGAACCCCGTTTCCGTCTCAAATTGATATTAACTACTCCGCATGACGCTAGCCGCCTTGTGAGCGAGTCGATCTCGGCCTCGAGCGTTGATTGAAATTCTTGCAGGTCTTTCAGTTTGCGCCTCCGCGCACGTTGCATCATATCACCGGTGTTGAGCTGATACTCTTCGACGTTCTCGCCGATCAAATCGTCGATCGCGTCTTGAACGGATTCGAGCTGCGCCTTTTTCTTCGTAAGACGTTCTACCAGCTCGGCCCTGTATGTGGACGATACGCAAGACATAAAACAAAATGCGCATAAATCCGATACAAAGTCAACAGGAAATCTGATCTTTTTCGCCGGATGTTATTTTTTCGAAGTGTCCCGCTCAAGCAGAGACAGCACGTAGGCATGGTTAACGGTCTCGATGTCCTTTCTTGACGCGCCACCGGATTTTGCGGTTGCTTGCAAGTCTTTTACCATCGAATCAAGATAAATATCCGCAGCGCATAGATTCATCACCCGACAGTCTAGCGCCTCGTTTCGCTTAGACCCCTGATGGAAAGACCCATCTTTGCGCCTCTCCTCGGCGGTCAACATCTCGAAGTACGACGCCGGGTAGTCTTCTGGGAATTCGCAGAAACCCGGGCGCTCCCTGTCGTCAAGATTCCGATATGTGTTATTGAGGTTGTTGTATGTGTGGTGTTTGTAGTAATTGGTTGCGATCACATACCCGCCATAATCAGCACCACGCCCCGAAACCATCGCCTGGTATCGTTTGAGGTTGAACGCCTCCATTGAATCCACTTTGCGCTTTTGCGGGTCAGCCTTGAGCATTTGACGACCTTTCGATGGAAAAATGTTTCGATATCCCTTTGTAAAACTGAGCACCTGGTCAGTATTTGGCCCGTCACCGGAGTCAATGAGCGCGATTTGAACCTGGAAAACTCGGCCGTCGTCGCGTTTGAACGACCACCCACCGGAGGCGATGAGCTCGGCGAGCAATGCCCACGCCCCGTCCCCGTGGTCGTCTGTCGACCCCTCAAGCACGATATAATCAATTGACCACGATCGGAATCTTTTCCCGTGGCCGCAGATCTCAAGCTCGATACGTGCAGGATTGTCAGGGTTGTTCTTCGAACCACGCTGAATATCCACGCCAGCTGTCAAGAACAAAACGCCGTCTGGGACCGTTTTTGATTTGTACCTGCCCCGAAGCTCAATCACCTGATCGAGCTCCGGCCGCGATCCCGTCTCGCGATATGGTTCGCCGAGGTATAGATTCACAAAAGAGCGCATCCCGTCCGGCGTGTCCTTTGCCCTGAGATACTTTTCGTAGATCGAAAGCCATGACAGCATCCCAACTGGGGAATACAAAGACGATATATGATATGATCTCATATAAGGCGAGCTAGAGACGGCCGTCGGTTCCCAGTGTCCATTTCGTAACATGAATGATTTATCGTTATTGTAGATTTCTCCCGCGCAATGCTCACATTGATAGTACGCATCAACAAGACGTCCGTCTTTGAGCACGGGTTTCAACCCATACTCGGCTGAGTCGTTCCACGCCCACCGGAGCTCTTGGAATCCGCCGCAATGCGGGCAGGGAACGTGAAACTTCCGCTGGTCCCCAAGCAGGTACTCAGGATATACAGAAGAATCTTCTATCGTTGTCGGTGTCGAAAAATCCAAAACCTTTCGCCGGTCGTCGTATGCGTTCGTTCGCACGTACGAAACTTCGAGCCAGTCGCCCTCTCCCGTTTTGAGATTCCGGGGCGCTCCGTCGATCTCATCCCGAATCAAAACGCGTTTCGAGTCAGATCGCAAAGATGGCGCGGATTGCGCGCTTGCCATATCGAGCGCACCCCCAACAAATTCTTTGCTCATGACCTTGTCACCCGTCCGCCGCGATCCCTTCCCTGTCGACTGAGCGAAGATTTTGTCACGGCACCCACACGAATCGATTGCCGGCTCGAGTCGCTTCATTGCCCATTTCGTCAAGAGGTCATCGGTCGCGGAAATGAATAAAATTTCAGCGGGGACGACGTCAATCCAATACACAACACAATTCTCCGCCGCGGCTGTCATGCCGATTTGAGCGCCCTTGAGCACAACCGTGCGCTGTATTGGAGTGATAACGCTCATATTATCCATAATCTCAGTTAAATACGGCGTCCGCTCGTTTTGCCATGGGCCGGGAAATGGTGTATTTAGCGGCAATACACGCTTTTGCTCGGCGTAATCAGAAACTGCAATCGTCGGCACATCAGAAGGCAGGCGGTCAATGCGCCTAAGTAGGTATTTAACCATGTCGTTTTTAGAGTCTTGTGGTACAAATGAACATTGAAATTCATTATACATCTTCGTCCACCTTGTCTTCGTACCTACTTTGTATTTCCTGTTTTAGTGCATTGACAGAGCGACTAACATCTTTGTCTATAATCTGTTTTACCTTTATCTTAAATTCGGATCCGCTAACACCACAGGCAGCGACCAAATCCGCTGAAATGCGGTCGCCCATCGTCAGCATGTGGCTTGCGAGGACTGTACCAATGCGACCGATCACAGCATCCACAAAACCACGGTCGATTAGGCGCCTAAGCTTGTGCTCGTTGTCGATTTTGAGCTTGTAGGTTTGTTGTCTTACCTTCTCGCGTTTAAGGTCAGCCTCAATTGCATCGGACGCCTCGAGCGCCCCCATCATCTCCTCAAGCATATCTCTATCCGCCAGATTTCTGTGGGAGTCTTCGGCTTTCCCACCTGACGCCGCGGCCTGAATCCTCTCCTTCGCCTCCCGCTTTTTCTGCTCCCTCACCTCTGCCTGGCCCTTCTCATCGTATGCCTTTCTATGGCGGGCATTCTCGGCGTACGCTGCATTTTTGGGATGGCGAGTATCGATCAATCCATCCCTAGTCACCGACAGCTTTTTTTCCTTTATTGCGTTAGTTATGGCGGATGCGGAGACACCGATCTTACGGGCAAAATGTGATTTCTTCAAGTATCTCGGAAATTTAATCTCTTTTTTGGGCTCCATGTTTTTATTATATCACGAGGTTAGGGGCCTTTGAAACAAATTATTCCCAGGGACGATTTGCCGTACAGTTACACTGTATTTTTTCGAGAATGAGGTCCGAAAGAACGGGCGCCGGGACAAAACG